AAAAAAACGTTTTATTACTATAGGTATTATATATCCTGTATAGTAAATATAATATCTATATAATACTATATATATAGTAAGGTTTAATTTAATAGTTTCAATTCTGCCAATTTTGAGTCAACAAAATTCTTAATATTCTTGTTTATTTTAATTTTTTGATCACCTGTTGCAAATTCTTTCAAAAACTGTCCATGCTCCCCCAACTTCCATTGCTCCAGTTCTGCTAGAGACATAACTTCTGAAAGTGATTTTTTCGCCATTTCAATTTTATCCCCTTCAGATAATTCACCTTTTACCTCACCATGAGTCGCTAAATTACCATCGTCATCCAAAGGGTCATCCTTCCCGGGTGAAAGCCCAAATAACGCTTGGCAAACTGCTCTTTTTGCATAGGTCAAAGCCGAGCCAACACCTTGGGGGTCTTTTTTCTCAAGAATAAGCTCAAAATTGCTCCTAATGAACTGCCCAGAAGGTTCATGGAACAAGATAGTTACTAACCCTGTTCCTGTTGGAAACTGAATGATTCCTAGTTTGTGTTTGTTACAAACAGGGTCTATTTTTTTAAAGAGTGTTGTTAACTGTACATAATCATTACCATAAAAAGGATTTTTCCCCTCTGGCATAATTGTACTGCCAAGTTCGGATTTTGCCCTGAACCATGCACTAAAGAGTTCCTTACAATCGCCTTCATTTTCAAAATTTTCCAAGTCCATATCTCTCCTATTATTCAAACCATTTAATGTTTAGAGTCTCAATCCCACCACGATAGCCGGTGAGCCTCTCTTTTTGGGCATTTGGTGCAGATAAATAATCTGTATATTTCTTAATAATATGCCCAATATCTTCTCTAGCCTTATCAATCGATTCCTTGTCCAATCTATATGCTTGGACATTGAATGGGGTTGTTTTTTCACAAACCACAAAAATAAAATCCCAATCTCCACCTTCAATGTGGGTTAGCCCATCTAAATACCATGCTGCCTGAATATCGTAGCGATATTTTTTAACATCCAAAGCAAATTTATAAGGATGGGCAGACTGCATTATTTTCAAGTCTATAGCCAATTTCTCCTTCCTTAATAATTTATCAACCCTAAACGCACCCTTACATCCATGAATAGGATGTCTGTAGAACCCAGAAACTTCGTTTTCGCCCTTCTGTTTTTGGAAAACGTTGGAGCAAACAGGGTCTTTCAGGAGGTTATCTTTCCAAGTTTGTGCTTGGATAAATTCATCCTGAGATATTAAAATTTTACCTTGTTCTTCTGCTTCTTTAACGAGTCTTTGATGTTCTGCTTTTTGAGCCGTTATTCTCTTGTCTAATTTTGGGCAAACAAGAAAACGATCATTAAATAAATCCATCTCCAGACACATTGTGTGTCCTAATTGCCCCAACCTTAACCCATCTGTAACCTTAAATTTAGTTTTTGATAAAAAGTGATTAATACTCTGACTCATCAATTTCAAATCAGACGAATGCAAATATCCTTCCAAACCCAAATATTTTTCAAAATCCATATTTGATATAATTTTATCCATGTATTGATCAGGATCAGGAATTTCTAAGATTTCTTCCATAGCTCTCTCTATTAAAAAACCCCACCCGAAATTAATCGAATGGGGTTTAAGATTACCACCCGGCAGGTTCTTCCTTATTTTGGGGTGTCTTTTTTTCTATCTGATATCCCTGCAGAGTATTCCACCCCCTGCCTGAATTATCTCTCCTTCCTTTAATGTTAAAACTAATACTTACCTTATCCCCTTTTTTATAAAGGTCTAAAACAGATGTTTTTTGTTGAGTAAATTCAAATGTTATATAATCCGGGTACTCCGGATTAGGGTTATGTAATAAAACCAAAACCCTTTTTTTGAAATTTTCTGATATTATCTCCTCATCTTTAATTTCATCAACTATTCCTTCAATTTGGAATGACTGGCTCATAATTTTCCTTTCATTTTTAAAATAAAATGGCACTTCCATGTGCCGAATCCCATCAATGGGAGTTTGCAACATTTTCTATCCAACATCACCTAGCTCCTGTCTTCTCTCAAGCAAGAGCTTTTCACAAGCTAACTTAATTTTTTCAGTTAACTGATCATTTAAAGTGATACTGACAGTCGTTTTTGAGACACCAACTTCATTGGAAATCTCTCTCAAAGTAACACCTGCTCTTTTGAGTCGGTGCTTTAGGGGTTTCATATTTATCCTTTCACAATTAATGTTAAAAATCCAATAGTTTCCCAAAACTCATTATTAAGTTATATTAATTTTTATTGTTTGTAAAACTTTTTTTTAAAAAAAATTAATTATTTTTGTATTAACTTTGGTATGCCCTTCGTATTACTGGTATTAGTGTATAAAAAAAAGTTTAAAAAAAAGTTTAAAAAAAGTTTGACATTACTATTTAGAAGGTTTAAGATGTAATCTCAATATTTAAATTTAACCTGAATGGAGAAGAATATGAGTATAAGCAAACAAAAATATAATTTATTTGAAGGAGACGAACTTGAGAGAAAAGAAATTGATTCTGAAATTAGTGAGATTCGGGGTGTATATATGAACCTTGAAGAAAACGAAACTATTAAACATCTTTTAAAAAAGTTCTCAAAATCGCAGTTAAATCTCATGTTAATGAGAATCGGAGAAGTTAATTTCTTCAACAAAAATTCAATCAATGTGGGTACTACTAAATATGAAATAGATGAAATAAAGAAATGGTACTATATTGACCAGTTGGTAACGTGGTTAACTTCGCCTAACCTTAAAACTCAATTATAAGATTTCATCATTTAACTGCCCCTTCGGGGGCATAACCTTAAATGGAGAGTAATATGAAAAACGAAAAGAAAATGGGGAAAGAAGAAAGAGAAGCAAAAAGTTATCAGAAAAGAATGAAGTTGTGGAAATCAGTTCTCTGGAATATTGCAGATGAAGGTAGGAGTCAAAAGTTCTGGTATCAATGCTACAACAATCTTTACTACCTTCTTGAAGAATTGAATAAAAAAGAAATAGTCAGTCTTTATAAAGGACTACCTTGGATTAACGATACTAACACCACATCTAAAAAGGAAATCATAGGAAATATCCAGTTTGGATTAGATCTCCATTCCGGTGGGTGTTGTCCTAGTTTTGATTTGGAATTACTTAAAACTAAACTTTTCTTTATAATCAATAACCGATAAACCATGCCCCTTCGGGGGCATAACTTTAATAGAGAGAAACATATGATTACAACTAAGGAACTAAAAAAAATGAGAATAGTT